ATCAGAAGGCGCGTACATCGCCTCAATCTGTNCATCGGTCANNGTNGGNGTTCCATATTNCTCGAGATAGGACTTATCTAAAAATAAATCTTTGTAGTATTGCTCTGCATCAGGGTTTTGCAGGATGGGTTGATCCGGAAACATGCTCTTCGGTAATGAAGTAGGCATTATTTTTGGAGTTGGTACGCTTACCTCATCTACATTTATGTCTTCATCAAAAATGTCAACGTCTGAATAAGCCATTTATTGTCCCAACATGCCGAACGCTCCGCCAGATCCTTGGCCACTTAGAATGCCGTAGGCACCCAGACCCATGCCCAGTGCCCCGAGCATCGGATTAGTGTATGGAAGTGGTTTTTGCGTTAATGTTTGTGAAACCGATGGCACTCCTGCCAACACGTCGCCGAAGTAGCTTAATCGCCCATATGGTTCCTGACGCTGTGCTTCTGCCATTCTGAATTGTTCATTGAGTAATTGCTGTTGTTGCGCTTGCTGTCCTCCTCCTAATTGGAATAGAGATCCTAGTCCTGCTTGACCCAGACCAAATTGCTGTTGTGCTAGATTAGCTCCCATTTGTCCCATTTGGGCTTGTTGCGCTCCTAGTTGACCGAACATCGGCGCTGCTTGCAACTGCCGTGCCCTTGCGGACTCGGAAGTGCCAATTGCCTTTTGTTGTGCTTGTTCAAAGTTTTGTGCTAAATCCTGAAATATTCTTCTGGATTTAATATCTTGTAAATTTTTATCAAGTTCCGCTGATTCAACCCCGAATCGTGCTCCTCCGAAGGCTCCTGCCTGTTGAGCAGTATCAGCCGTACGTTTCCGTGCGAGAGCTGCTTGCTCATCCATTTGCTTAAGAGCTTCTGTAGTTACATCCCCTTGATATTGACTGAAGAAATCTTGATAATTACTAGCGCTGGGATCATACTGTTGGGTTGCCGATGCTAAGGATGGAATACCCGCTGCAGTTGTTATCTGTCCTGTCCCTAGTGCTTGTTGAGCCGTGGCGAAAGCTGGATCATATTGTGCGCCTGTTCCTGTAGCAAGACCTGTTGTAGGATCAATTCCCATAAGTCCAGCAGTTCCAGTAATAGCTCCTGTTTGAAGAGGCTGAAATCCTGCTATTCCCTGAGGAGTAGTAGTACCTGGCACTTGAGTAAGATCAAATGCCCCTTGAAGCATTTTACGTCTCCAATCCTCTAGATAGGGTGCTTCACGCGATCCTTGCCAATAAGTTTCTGGCATTATATTATTCCTGTTCCTTTAGATGATTCAGGATCCAACCTGTTCATTAAATTATACATTGCTTTTGGTCCTCCTGCATTATCAACAGCCTTTGCCGTCATGACGAACTCCCCGTCACTCAGCATCGCTGGTATCTTGTCCTCTTTCGGTCCACCCGGGCCATTAATCATTCCGAATCTTCTTGGAAAAAATTGAGAAATTCCTGGATTGGCTTCCAGTGTATCCGCTAGATCTCCAGCAGTTGTTCCTCCATTGGCGCGTGTGATATAACGAGGATTATATCCCATAATACTTTCAACAGTGGGATCTTTGTGTCCTGGCATTCCTCCTCCTAATGTTCCTTTGTAAGGATCAATGTAAGGTATTCCTCCCCCTTGATAACCCGTAATGCTCCTTGCTGTCGGGTCTGGTGACCATCCTCTTGGATTCATTCCTCCTCCGAGAGAACCTCTAATGCGATTGCGATTCAAGAAAGGATTTCCTCCTCCCTGTAGTCCTGCGATTCCTCCCTCCGCTTGTTCAACAATATTACCTTCTTCATCGACGGTATAATTAGCATATTCGTCTACACCAGCTGCTGGATCAAATGTTTTAACATCATAAGATGTTTCCGTATCAGGATCATAATGCAGTCCCCTGAAACGTTCTGATGCTTGCTTTGGTCCTCCTGTGATGTCGCCATATCTTAAGTCAATCTCGGACAGGCGATCCTCTTTGCTAAGCGGTCCTTCCCTCTCTTTCTCAAACTGTTTCTTGGCCAGCATAGACATAATAAGACTTATCAGCCCTGCATTACCTTCTACGCCTTTTCCGCCTGTTAATCCCTTTAGAAGACCTTGGCCTAAGCCTAGAATTCCTGATCCTTTTGTTCCAAATATTTCGTCAGCGCCAGAACCCGTGCCTGGTGCACCAAAGCCGCCTATCATCTTGGATAGAAAATTAGTAAATCCACCACCACCGTCGCCAGTGCCCATTTTACCTGATAAATAGGGTAAACCGAACATTGCTGCGCCAATCATTAACGCTTCGGGATTGTTTCGTAGAATATCTCCTGCACCGCTCCCGATATCTTGGATTCCTTTTTTTATTCGTCTAAAAAACTTTTGCATAATCTCCTAATTTCGCAATTTATGTGATTGTTATTGGCAAGAAGGCTACGCTTGAAAGTTTAGCCAATTTTATTCTATATTTATAGTCATATTCTTGGTATATGACAATAGATATTATCATGGGTCAGAAAGAGAAAAAAACAACGCAGCAAGAGCCATTTAAATTCGAAGGCATTAGGCCTTTTGGACCTACTATTATAAAAGGTAAAATGCCTATGGATCTTATTCATTTATTGGATAAGAAAGCATCACAAATGTTAGGAAATGAACAGCTTTCTAAAGAATTTAATCATGCACAAAATTTAGCAGGAAATGTTAAAAAAGAAGTGCGCTATCCTCAATCATGGATGAGTACCAAAGAATTTAAACCTGTAGTACATTACATGGGGGAAATGGTAAAAGCTTATATATCCATTCCTCCAGCTAGTGAAACTATTAGTCCTGAGTTTGTTGGCAAGCTTCTGATTGAATCAATGTGGATGGTGAGCCAGTGGGCAGGAGACTTTAATCCTTTTCATATTCATGAAGGACAATTATCCGGAGTTATTTATTTACGCATTCCGCCGGGATTAAAACAAGAATACAGTGAAGAGGATCATTATCCCACTGTCGGGGACATTGTTTTTTTTCACGGTCAAGCAGCTACATTTAGTGGTCATAAAATGCAACATACTCCTAAAGTAGGAGACATATTTTTATTTCCGAATTGGTTATCACACGGCGTCTATCCTTTTAGAACTAAGGGACAAGAACGCCGATCAGTTTCTTTTAATCTTCAGCTTGTTAGAAAAGAAGGTGACCCTGGAAGAGGAAACGCGGAAACAAAACGAAATAAAGATTTTTACTCGAACCAGAATAAAGAAACTCATCTCATACATGGTTAAAATTTCTCTTCCCTCAAAAGTAAATATTGGACCTTTTGAAGTAGAATTAATTACTATTCCTCATGAGGTGGCTTATGAATCATCCGATTATCAAGGAAGTTTTGTAAGTAAGCCTCCTTTAAAAATTTATTTAGATGATGAAATAATTCAAATGGGGGGAAGAGATGCTATTAACGTGGTTATTCATGAGTTAATTCATGTGGGATATTATCAATATCATCTAAAAGATAAAGATGAAGAAACTCTTGTAAATTCTCTAGCAAATTTTTTAACGGAATTATTATGCCGTTCGGAAGTGAAAAACTGGATAATTGAAAACATGAGAAATAAGAAATGAGCAATGAACAAAACAGCCACCGATAATATTTCAGAAGGAAAATCTAATCCTAAAATATTTATAGCAACTCCTTGTTATGGAGGAATGCTTACAACCAATTATTTTGAGAGTTGCATGGGCTTAATGGCCGAGTGCATACAAAAAAGGATAGGACTACAGTTTGCCACGATTGGAAATGAATCACTAGTGACTAGAGCGCGCAACACATTAGTTCAATTGTTTATGGATGATGAAAAAGAATACACACATTTAATGTTTATTGATGCGGATATTGGATTTAATTATAGAACTATTTTTCGGATGCTGGACTTAGATAAAGATGTGGTAGCCTCTATTTATCCCCGCAAATCCATTGATTGGCGTAAGGTAAAAAAGAAAATGGAAGAGAAACCTAATATTACTCCAGAGGAACTTCATGCATTTTCCTTGGAATACAATTTAAATGTAAAAAATCCTAATCATATTGCCATGCAACGAGGATTTATTGAGGTTATGGATGCAGCTACAGGATTTATGCTTATTAAACGAGAGGTTTTTAATAAGATGAGACTGGCGTATCCTCATCTTAAATTTAAGAATGATCAGCATATAGGACAGCCACATGAAACAAAGTTTAAGCATCATGATACATCGGACTGGAACTACGCCTTTTTTGACACGATGATTGATCCCGAGACTAAAAGATACTTGTCAGAGGACTATGCATTCTGTAGACTATGGCAAAAAATTGGTGGTACCGTCTATGCGGATATCATGAGTGGACTCACGCATTACGGGACCTATGCTTTTCATGGAAATGTAGGCACTCAATTCTTGCCACCACAGAGGAAGTAATTTATTATACAATCTTATGGAACTAACCGATTTAAAATTTCAACCAGGAATAGACAAGCAAGATTCTCCTTATGCGGCAGGGGACGATCGTCGTTATGTTAATTCTGATTTTGTACGCTTTCATTATGGGAAGCCTGAGCGTTGGAACGGATGGGATTATCTTCCTAATCCTAATACAACAATCGTGGGCGTAGTCCGCGATACGCATGCCTGGATTAGCTTAGACGGAACAAGGCATCTTGCCTTAGGAACCGACAGAAAACTGTATGTTTTTGTTGGTGGAGTGTTCAATGACATTACACCTATACGATCAGGACCAGACTCATTGACCAATCCTTTTACAACCAACGGCACGACGACTGTTTCCGTAGCGGATACGGCACATGGGGCAAGTCAGGGAGATTTTGTGACCTTTGATTCATTCTCGGCCATTGATGGCTTGGATATGAACAACGAATTTGAGATTACTACTATTACGGATACTGACAATTATACTGTTACCCATACAAGTACGGCATCAGGATCCACATCCGGCGGGGGAGGAACAGGAAACGCTAATTATCAGCTCTCTATTGGAGAAGCAACATCCACATTGGGATATGGATGGGGTACATCCACATGGGGATCTAGTACGTGGGGAACAGCCCGTTCATCATCAGATGTGGTAATTTATGCAAGAAACTGGTCACTTGATAACTTTGGGGAGGATTTAATTGCAACGGTCATTAATGGTGGAACTTATAAATGGGATCTCTCTGGTGGTGTTTCTAACAGAGCGGCAATCGTTACAAACGCCCCTACGGCGTCACGATTTAGTTTAGTATCTGCGGACACAAGACATTTNTTNTGTATGGGAACCGAGACAACCCTTGGAAATACAGCCACACAAGATGACTTATTTTTTAGATGGTCGGACAGGGAAGACTTGACGGATTGGACTCCTGTAGCAACGAATGAATCAGGATCGCTTAGAATTGCGGATGGATCACGTATCATCGGGGCAGTTAAATCAACAGGACAAATACTTGTATGGACAGATAAATCCTTACACGGTGTTCAATTTGTTGGAACACCTTATACTTTTGGACAGCGTCAGTTAGGGGCTAACTGTGGATTGATAGCACAACACGCAGCCATAGATGTAAACGGTAAATCTTATTGGATGGGAGAAAATTCCTTTTACATGTATGATGGTGTAGTTAAAAAAATGCCTTGTTCCGTACAGGACTTTGTGTTTGATGACATCAGTTTCACTAATAAAAATGACATTGCATGTGGACTAAACACCGAGTTTAATGAAATTTTTTGGTATTATGCCACC